ACTAACATGTTCAATGCTGCTGTCAACAGCAATGGAAGTCGAATCGTTGTAACTGATACACATTTACCAGACCTGTCTACTGGCACAATGGCACCTCAAACAGGATCTTTCAAGGTGTACGATATCAAGTACAACTCTGAGATGCATGTTTCGTCGATGTCTCAAGTTGGACAGACTATTGTTGGTGCTACTGGTGAGTCTTTGGGTATGGGAGTTGGCATCAGTGGTGATGGATCGTTGGTTTTGGCAACTTCCAATACGGAAGTATTCAAGATTTACTCGTATAATCGTGCTACCAGCAATTGGGATGTGATATTCGCGGCAGGCTCTGCCTGTGTAACAGGCGCTGCCAGCTCCGAAGGAGATGCGGGCACGACGACAAGTGGTCTAGACAGTCCCATTAACATTATGGGTATTCGTTACGACATCGATTTCAAGACTATTATGACGGCAAATGTTAGTCCTACAGGTGATACTAGGTTGGTCTATCATGTAAAGCAAGGTTCGACATGGGTATGCCCAGAATTTAGCATAGATCCAGTTCTTTTGGAAAGATACAGTCGCATTCGAGGCCTTTGGATTTCCGACAGCGGCGACGATTCTTCAGTTAGTGTTGTTCATCTTCATGCTGCAAATCCTGAAACTAGCGCTATTAGAGTTTTGGTTACCAAGTTCACCCCGGATAGTTTTTCTGATTATGGTTCTATTACAGAATTTGCTTCCGATGTTGACACAAACGACTATCGAGGCGTGTCTGTTACTATCAATCGTAAAGGAACACATATTGGTGTTAGTTATTACAAGGACAACAAAGTTTATGTCAAGATCTACGCTGTTGATGTCGACTTGAACTGGAATATGGTCAAGAAGTTTTCTTTTGCTCTTGATACCCCGAATTCAGAGAGATCTTCAGCTATAATTTTTGACGACTCAGTTGTCGGCCCAGCTGAAGCTGGGATTCCTGGTAAGATGATGGTTGCCCCTATTAATTCGTTTTCAGGTGACAAGCTTTATGGTATTTACACTAATAGCTGTCATCCAGTCACTGGTGAATATTCTACATCTCAAGACGTTAGCTTTGGGGAGCGTTTGGAGTCTTTGGCCGGAAATGCTTCCGAATTTATTTCTTTCGGAGGAACTATTTCTAAGGACTTCAAGACTGTGTTGGTGTCTTTCACCGGCCCCGCTTCAGATGGTGTGCCTTTCGGTCCAGTTCATTGCCCGTCTTTCCTTTCTGATGGGATTAGTAATGTTGGGGATTTTAACTCGGATGGCATCAGCATTGCTTTACTTGTTAAAGACTATATTTCTGATCCAGTACCATCACCATGTCATAGTGAGCCACTTCCCGAACATTCGGATCGGGAAGACACAACAATCACCATTCGAACAAGCAAGAAGTTGACATTAACACTCTCAGCATTGTGAACATATTAGAAAGTAATATGAAAGAACTATATATGCCAAGCATTAAGTATACAATCTACAAGGTTGTATGTGTTTTCTATGTGATTTCTCTAGGTATAAAATGGGTTTGCGTTTCCTCGATCAATATTCCCTTCTTCACTTTGCTTCCGGAGTAGTTGCATACTTTTTCGGCATTCCTTTGATATGGTGGTTTGTAATCAATGTAGTATTCGAAATAGTCGAAAATTCTGAATTCGGAATGAATATCACCAGAAACCTCTCGTTCTGGCCGGGTGGAAAGGCCTATAGAGACGCCGATATTAACATTTTGGGAGACATTATCTGTGTACTTCTCGGATGGGGAGCTGCATGGGCTGTAGACCGTTTTGTTAAAAAACATTGGCCTGCACCTGTTACAAGCGTCCACTGAGAGACGCCGGGCGAAGCCTCGAGCGTCCACTGAGAGACGCAGGGTAAATTCTTAGAATGAACAAATTTTTGTTCATTCTAAGAATACAACCCGGTGGGTTATATTTTTCTAGTAATTGTGTAGATTCTTTCTCCGACACACTAGATTCTTCCTCCGAGACTCTGTTCGTTCGAAGATCTCTTCCGTGCAATGATGGTGCGGAAGAAAGGCAAACATCCAGGAATCATTGCCCTCCATTCAGAATTCAATGCTTCCCATTCGGCGCTATTTCGATCGAACTTGTTTCTTTCGTTCATAATCTCCGAGCACCTGCGGATGACTGATTTGGCGTCTTTGTCTAGAGCAGTGAGTGTTGGGTCTGCTTCGACTCCGAATATTTGCGAAGCCGTGGGCGTTTGTGATGTGACACCGTGTGGAGCGACATCAAGCGAAACCATAAACGTGTCGACAACTGATTGAGACTCCATGATAAGAACAAGTAACGCCTTTTGTTAATCTTTGGTATGTGAGATAATTCAATTTGATAAGAATTAACAGTCACCAACGGTAATCAAAATCTTTTTCAAAATTTGTAATTTACAAATTTTATCCAGTGAGTCATTGGTCCTACGGACTATTTTGAGTGTTTTTGCCCTTGATTTTCCTCGGCTAATAAATCACGAAAATCATGATTTTCACCATTTCTGGCTTTGAGATGTCTAAAAATGTTGATAAATCGGTCGACGAATTTCCAATGTTTATGTTTGTCAATTGGAAGTAGAGTTTGGACTTTTTAAAGAACTCTAAATTCTTAGAAAATAAAATCTTTTGCTACACCGGAAGACCGTTATTCTGATTTGGGAGTATTATAAGGTCATCACCTTCTATAAGGTTATTTTGACCTTCTAAAAAGCCTGATCCCACACATACGGGAGGGGTCTGAAGGCCTTTCCTACACCGCTAAATTGGGTCGATTAGATTTGAAATGAGCAGGGATATCTCGACTATTCCAAATTGGCTGTTATTTTACTAACTAAGTATAGGGAAACTCTACGAAACAGTTGAGTAAAGAATATTGACGTTAGTAACTGTCTGCGAATAAAGTTTGCATCAATTAGGCCCACTATTGCAGACTGTTAATACTTCTTCATACAAACTTGAACTTCATAAAAACAAGTCGGAACCAGCCTTAAAATTATTTTTAAAATTTTATTCTATTCTGATGAAGACGATTTATACTGATAACAAATATTTTATTTGAAGACACCAAATACAATCAATTGAAAAGTTTTGAATTTTCTTCGATATTCCCCAAATATCGGAGATACTTGTCAGATTAGATTGTTAAAGCTTTTTAAGCAAAATTTCCTTAGAAATACCCATCTTTTCTTACTTGATTATTAAATCTATCGATACAAGAAGAATTGTGAATTAGTCCTATATGGAAATAATATTTATTATGAAAATTTAATTCGTTCTTATCTGGAGACGGTGGTTGACTATGTGAATTGTGTCATATATAATTGAGTCCCTAAAGTTTACGGGATTCTAAACAAATAAATGTGATGTTTACAAGAAATAAAGACAATGTCTTTATTTCTACTTCCATTGCTTCTGAAGACTATAGAACCTATTTTGTATGCTTCTTTTCTGATTCCAGAATTCTAATTCTGGTTTCAAATTGAATAAATTAAACAACAGAAACGATCTGAAACACGCTTTCTGAATGAGAAGACAGCCATTGAAACTTCCAAATTATAGTCGGAAACCTTCGACGGAATTGTCCGTACTGCATTCTGCATGTATCGGTCATGAACCTTTTCAACATGCACCATGGGGAGCCGACGAAATCTTCTCAAATTTGTATCTTGGAGACTTGAAATCTTCCCATGACAAAGAAAACATTGAACGCCATGGTATCACAGCGGTTGTTCGTGTTCTTTCCATTGAAGGTTCAGGAGAGCTTCAAAAATTCCCGGGTATCGATTACATGGATATCGACTTGCTTGACATTCCCAGTGCAAATATCAGGGATGCGTGTCGTCAAGCTTACAAATTCATCTTTGAATCCCAATCCCAGGGCAAGAAGGTTCTTGTTCATTGTCACGCTGGAGTCTCTCGGAGCGCGACTGTGGTTATATCCTACCTGATGAAAACTTTGAAATGGGATTATGACAAAGCTTTGAATTTTGTTCAAAGTCGTCGCAAACAGGTGTGTCCAAATCTTGGATTTTGTATGTACTTGATCACATACAAACCAACGCCGACCGAAACTGATCGCGCACCGCAACCGCTTCCAATTCCACTGCCGTGTCAACAGACATACCTTTAGGAATTATTTTGATTCTGTAGTAGCTTGTCTTGATTCTGTATAATCTTTGAAAGAATTTTGTTTTGTATTTACGTATCAAATTCTGATACTTAATGTGTTTTTGAAGAATCAAAAGCGCAATGTCATTAATAACGGCTGTTGATGATGCTGGTATAATTTTTAATATTCACCCAACAAATAGTCCTACGTTGATTAGCAGCTCCGGGATTCTGGACAATGATATTTATACTCCACCACAAGTTCAGAATACAGGAACAATCAACTTAATTGGACAAAATTCTTTTGTGAGTTTGGATCCTTCGAGTAAGGTGGTGTTAGATTCGTCCAGCACAACAGGTGGGTTTCAGTTCAATTACAATGTTACTGACGACAACAATGTTGTTTCCAACACAGCTCAAGTAAGTTACGTTGTCGTCGATTTTGGGCGTCACTCACCTGCAGACAATCTTCCAACAATAGGTGAAGTCCTTGTTAACACTACAACAACCATTGTTAGTTCTGGTTACATTAATACTATCCTTGGATTAATTACGTCAGATTTGACAACGGTGCCGGACCTAACGATCACATTTGCACTCGCTTCGGGATCATCGTATGCAGCAACAGCAGGCCGTGATTACACTATTGCCGACTTGCTTGCTAACATTGGTGGAAATCCTAATTATGGGCAGTACCAAATTACACCTGATCAAATAGGACCCGAAGAAGTCTTGATTAATTTTTCGTACAATGGTTGGAGCTTTAACATTCAACAAAGCTTTAATATCGTCAGCTCTTTCACGCCATTGGTGAGCCCAGTTGATGATTTCTTTGTCTTCAACGTTAACAGCGCAGCTGGTCAGCAGACACTTATTTCTATGCCTTTGACTGACAATGACACTTACACAGCACCACAAGTACAAAATTCAGGAACAATTACTACAAACTCAATTGGTTATATGGCTTACATCAACGGGACAACAAAGGTTATGACCATTCCAAGTAATTACGGCCTCGGCCTAGAAATTTTTACGTATACTATTACTGACGAAAACAGTCATGTAAGTGTTCCTGGTGATGTTACGATAATAACCATCGATTTTGGGCCAGATTCGGCTGATGATATTCCTATGATTCTACCGGTTGCGATTGGAAGTCCGCGAATTCTTGTAACTCAGGACTTACTTGCTCAAACACTGCTTCGAACAACTCTTAATATTCCTCAGATTGTCAACCTTACCAATGTAACAATTTGGTACCAAATTGTGGGGAATCCAACACACATTGGTGAAACAACAATTGCTGCAAAAGACATTATGTTGGTAGACTTTAATAACACTGACCTTTACACTTACACTAGGACTATTGGAGTTGCAGGAAACTACCGAGTGTATATTCACTACGTTTTTGACAATACCTTTCAAACTTACGACTATACCATCAGTCAAAGTTTTAGTGTTGTAGTTCCTGAGATTTGGCTCCCCGGAGAGATTGATGAAAGTCTTGTTGACTCGAATTCTAATGGGGAAGACGATACCGAACAAAGTGAGGTCGACGATGACAACGTTACAAGTCCTGCAGCCATTGGACGAACTCTATCAATTGCAATGTTGGCAATTGTGTTTGTTCTTGTGATTGCTTTTATAGTTATTGCTTTGGTGCGTTGACATGTTTAGTACCAAATTTTGGTACTACTCTGACGAAAAGTTATTGAAGCTTACTTGCTTCACGTGATTCTTCAATATATTTTTCATATTCACCTAACGTTTTCAAGAATCTTGGATTTGGAAGAACAATGAATCGCTTACTTCTAACATAATTCAATGCAGGTAGGAACTTCATGTTGAAAGAATAAATCAAGATTCCAATAATCAATGACGCTGATCTCGAAATACCCCATGCGCAATGAACGAAAACTGTGTTCTTCGGATCTCTGAGGACTTCATGAATTATTGGTGGATATTTCAGGAGAACAGGTTCAAGATTGTCGAAAATGGTGTCTTGAATATCTACTTGATAATAGGTTATCCACGGAAACTTTGGAATCGTTTTCTCCTCAGGACAGAGATTTACAATGTGAGTTGCATTGATACTTCGCATGGACTGGGCAGAACTCGCGTCATGAAAATCACCTAAGTAGAGTCTGTCAGCAATCTTACTTGGTGCTTGGATAATATCAGGAAATCTCAGTGGATATACTGATTGCATTTTTACTGTAAGAAATTTAAAGTAAAGGTTATCCTGTAGCTCAACGGTCAAGAGTAGTATTCTTATCAGCCAACGGTTGTGGGTTCGAATCCTGCTGGGATCATTATAATGGAACAAATGTGTTTCATATTTGATGTCTCTATATTAAGTTTGCTTGAATTATGAAAATGTTATTTGTATTAACTAAAACGAATCAAGTTTATACCTAACTTTTTGTCGACAAATATATCACGAACAGCTGTTCGTGAAGACCTTGACAGGGCGCACTATTACCCTAGAAATGGAGGCAAATGATACAATCGAAAACATCAAGGCAAAGATCCAAGACAAGGAAGGCATTCGTGTCTTCCAACAATGACACAAGTAAGGAAGGTATCGAAATGAGAAGAGCAAACGTCGTTAACAAGAAGTTTCTGACTTACAGAAATCTCGTTCATCAAGCATTTGCTAATGTTTCGAATGTTGTTACTCTCTATGATTCGTCGGACAATGTTTTCTTTGTTAAAGCTCCCGATGTCAAAGCTTTGAACGGTTTCATGATGCTGCTGGAGACTGGGAAAAGATGGTTTAACTAAGTCTTTCGATATAAATGATCTAATTTAGATCATTTGTTAGTAATTGGTATCATACCTGTCTCTCGCCTTAGCATCAGCTCCACATCCAGGGCATTTCACTGGAGACTTGTCTAAGACATAAAAATCTTGTTCCATAATGTTGCCAGCTGCGTCATAAAGACTCTCAGAGTATTTTTTCGTACTTTGGGAGAAACAATTTATCCCAACAACTTTTACACCTTCTAGTTCCACATTTGCACCAACTTGAAAACCAATGTTCAGATGCTTCGTCGTCTCTGATTCGATAGTCACAAACTTCGATTCCACAACCATAACAATTGGTGCCTCCCATTATACAAGAGCTAGTGTATTGAATTTTCTTTTTGAAGATTATAATTGTTAAAAGTATTTTTCAATGTCAGTTTGTTATTTTCATCCCGAGGCTAAAGCTTGTGGTCAATGCAATGATACTAAAACTTGTATAGAATGTTTCCCTCATTGTGTCTCTTGCGACTCTTGGAGTATTTCTAAGTCACTTTATGCTTTCAAATACGATCTGGATCATGAAGAAACGAGTGATCCTAAAATTAAACTTGTTTTGGAAAATCTCATGGAGAATATTAGAAAACTTTCACCTGATCATGAAAAATATGATGAAAAGTTAGCAGCAAAATATCGTCAGACTATTCCAGAGAAGTATCGAAATCCAAAAATGAATAATCATTGGCACAGCGATAACGGACTTGGATGTTCCGTTCCTGTATAAAATGATCTAAATTAGATCATTTAGTATTCACAAGATTAGAATCCAAACCTACTTTTCAAAGCGCTAAACCGGCTTTGCTTCACTGGTTGGGGAATGTAACCAAAAGAATTCATCGGACCGGCGTATCTTGGACTTCCAAAACCAATCTTTGCTTTCAGGGCAGAAAATCCTGCACTTACAATTGACCGGAAAGAATTGGGATTGTAAGTTGTGAGTTGTCCACAACCAACGCTTTGAGACCATGGAAATTGCATCCAGTCTGGGAATTGTGGGAACCAAGGAGGCAGTTGAGGTGGCCATTGAGGTGTTGGGAATGGGATGGGGAAATTCGGTGGCCATTGAGGAATTGGAGGCCAGTTTGGATCTTGAGGAGGTTGCGGATTTGGAATCGGGCATGGATCCTGTGGCGGGAACGGCCATGGATTGGGGATTGGGAATGGATCCGTAGGACCTTCCGGACCAGGTGTTGGCCAAGGGAAATCATCCCCGTCACTATTATCGTCTGGAATCGGAGGCCACTGTGGGTCTTCTGGACCAGGTGTTGGATCGGTTGGTCCTGGGAGAGGATTTTCAGGGTCAGTTGGCCCAGGTTCTTGAGGACTACCAGCACGCGATTTCAAACCGACGGCAACAAAACCTTCTTCCAAAGAACTTTCTAATCCAACATCGATATTGGACTCACCAATAAACTTCTTTGCATTCCCAAGAATACAATTCATGTATTGTGTATAGGTACTGAATTGATTAACCTTCTGATAACCATTAAATCCTTGTAAAGAGAAATAAATCAAACGGCAAAGCTTAAACATTTCGAACTCTTTTGGAATTTGGTAATTCGTTCCATTGTCATTTGTTCCTTTATTAGCAGTTGCAACACAATAATACCAATAGTTGTTAACACCTGAATTACAATGCACGCCTCCTTGATCTTCTTGGCGTCGTGTGTCGAACCAATTCTCACCCTTGTATGTATTAGGTTGTTGGAAAGCCTTAGGGTTACTGAGACTTCGCAGGGCACTTCTCGAGCTACCAGACATAAAATCTTCACCCAAGTCCCAATCAAAAAGACTACGATCAGCACGAATGTCAAAGTACTTCTCAAGACAAGTTCCAAAGATGTCGGCAATTGACTCGTTAAGAGCTCCAGATTCTCCCTGATATTCAAGATTACCAAGAGCCTCAATAACACCATGAGTAGCTTCGTGGGAAATAACATCTAACGAAGTCAAAGGTTTCATCGAGGGTGCACCCGGCTCAATTCCTGATCCATACGTCATCAAAAACCCATTCCAAAAAGCGTTTGCCATTGGGACATTTACTACCGAAAGAAAGACATGACTATCGTCAATCAAACCAACACGTCCAAACACTTCCCATAGAAACAAGCAGTACCAAATACTTCCACCATAAGCATCTGTCTTTGACAAGGTAACATCATTCAGATTAGTAAGATCATTAATCACCATCGGGGCAAGCTTACCGCTGTTAACCATATTGATTATGGTATCAGCGTCTTCGTACTGTGAACTCGACAAGTTCGTTCCATCAACACAAAGGAATTGAACAGTCTTCTCTACGCCATTTGTATTCACAAATGTAATGTTGCTCACAAGGGCATAACCATTGCTTACTCGGGTCATTGTCATACGCATACTGGGAGGATTGTAGACGGAACGAACTTCATAAGCTTTGGCATCGAATTCGGTATGAGCGACTGTTTCAACAGGGACACCTGCAACTGTTGTTTTCTTTTGGATTCTCAAAACATTCTGAGTAATGCTAGGGCATTGAAGAAGAAACCTCTTCGAATATCCACAGCGATTTTTATCACGTGGTAAGATAGCCATAATAAACTTTACTTTAAATATTCTCGAAAATAGGTTAAACTCTTTGTTCTCTATGTGGTTATCTGAGTTTTCTGTGATTCTGAATCAGAATCACCATTGTGTATTAGTTTATTCGAAACAACGTTAGAGAAATTTGATTTGCGTTGTGAGTCTTTACATCGTTAATTAGTCCTTGATAATTGTAGGTATGTCACATAATTTCGCTGAATGGATCTTCAGTGTCTTCACTTCTAAGTTTCGATGGACACCGCTTACTTGAATTAACAAATGTAGCGTCTAATTGTTGTAACTTTAAAGGATTTTTGGAAGCACGCTTTGAACGTGCTTTGGCTATTTGAGAAATTTGTCTAGAACGATTGCAAACAGTTTTGTGTGACATCATTATTTCTCAGTTTAGGGGGGTTAATATCTATGTCTCACTTGCTTTAATTTCTAATGAATCTTTTTTCACATTGAATACAACAAATTGAATTTTCATTTCCTGAATTGGTATTACAAATACAATGTCTCTGATACCATCGACAAGAAGGTTTTACCTCGGTCGACAGTGTCGGTAATTTGTGTTTCCGTCGATGGCGAATGTGTAGCTAGTTCTGAGAATACAATTCTTGGTTCTTCTCGAGTTTCATGATGATCAGAAAGTTCAATCGGCTTTTCCATAAAAAGAAGAGTTGTATAGGGCCTTCCAATCGTCGTGGAACTGGAGCGCATAGTGCGGGTCTCATATAAATGAGACCATCATTATAGTTTTGATACTGATCTAAGGAATGTAAAAGTTCCAAAGTGATGAATCTTAACCCCTCCTGAACCAAAGAAGTGTGTTCTTGGAATACCCGACTAGCTATAATCGTTATTGACGTTTATTAAAATTTATGCTACACACTTGACCAAGGTAAATTGAATACTAGACGTTCACCTAAATATACAAAATGTCAAACGTAACTAATGAACCGCTTGGCTTTGCCCGATATCGCTCTTCAGATACCCTTCCATTTCCTATTCGTCCGAGATCTACAGAAATTTGTATCGATTTACCTACTCCATACCCAAATCAATCGAATGTCAATGCGACCTTTCTCCAAAGAATGTGCAAGAAGTTTAGTCCTTCAGTCGAAAGAGTGGAATGTTGCAAAACAATCTTTTCTCACATCTTTTGTACTGAAGCAACCATCTGTGGTACGAATATGATAATTCCTTGTTTATACCCAAGTCTTATTCTGATTTTGGTATTAACAATATACTTTGTCTACAGGGTAATTATAAGTATTGTTGGCTAATTATTTTTACAATAACTAATCAGATTGATTAACATTGTATTACAAATGATTCATTTGTAAACTAATCTATTGAAAACAATAGTTAATGACAGCGACTCTTCGAACTTTCAAGGCTCCAGTAAATTACACTTACGACCCGGGTGACGTTATTGGAACGTCAGCGCAAGTAGCTGAGCGTTCAAAGAATCGTAATGATTTCATTGTCGATTGTCGTTATGAGTATCCTGGGCTTTCAGAGCTTCTTTACAAACTCTACGCACATCCAAAGTGTACTGAGAATACCAAGTTTTGGTGTCTTCATGGGCGGCTGACGCCTTATAGTTTCAAGAGCATTAGCGGAGCAACACCGAGCGAAGCCAAGAGCGTCCCTCCACGGGCGCAAGGATATCTGCAAAGCGATGTCAGGCAAAGCCAAGGTAAGATCTGTGAAGATACCCATCCACCACTTTCTTTAGAGAGTCGGTTGAAGTACTTTTCGATTGTTCCTTTAAAGTTTCTTCACATTATCACCTTTGGTGTTCTAACGAGTCTACCAGACTTTTATGAAAATGAATTCCAACAAATGCGAGCAGTAACTATATGGACTTTACCCTCTTTGGCAGATAGTTTCAAGGAAAACACAATAGGTTGGCGTCCCAATAGTAACATGAGTGTTAAAGACATTTCGGAATTGCCTAAGTATTGGGATGCTACTGAGGCATCCTTAGATCAAACACCTGCAGAGAAACCAGTAGAAACAACTCCTGATCAGCAAACAACGGCAGTTGCAACACGTGGGTTCTTCTCATGGTGGTCTAAGTGAAAAATAAATTTACAATGTAAATTTAAGAAAATATCGAGAAATCTTTCGAATTAATTTGTAATTTAATTAGAAATAATTTGAAAATAAATTTACATAAACTGCTCTTTATTAAAGTGTGATACTCACACACGTGTAACTAAAGTTAACACTGATGTTCTACACTTTATTCGAATCTATTTATGATTGGTTTAATGGATCAAACTCACTGGACTCTCTGCAAGATTCAAATGATTTCGATAAAGAAATTGTTAGAACTAACTATCGTGTCGTGTTGAGACAATTGATGGAGTTTCATGAACAAGAGAATTCTAAACAAGAACTGTTGAAACAACGCGAACAAGCCGAATGTAGCGAGGCCGGACAAGCCGATTCGCCATTTCACGAAGAAATGGATGAAGAGTTGTACCCTAAATTTACTTGTACCGAAAACCATTTTCGCACTGGTACACCTTGGTGGTCATGTTGGTTACATTCAGGTGGTGTTCATGATTTTGTCTATGATCCTGTGAATGAAAGTTCTTGTGACGATTATACTTCTTATTACGATCAAGAAGACTATTCAGAACTAGATGAAATTACCAAACTTGTCGATTCTTGTGGTCAAATGAAGGAACGCAAGGAGAATGAACGTGATAAGAAGCTCCGAAAGAAGGCAAGTCTTGCTGCACGCCGTTATGCGAAGCAAATCTTCTCCGGGAAGAACAAACGAGAATAAATTCTATCAATGATAGAATTATCGGACCAGTTTGGTCCAAACGTGTTAGTCCAAATAGTACCTTTCCGCAACACAAACCATTGTTTGTCCGTCGTCTGTAATTCTTTCTGTATATGCGATATTCAAAATTCGACCTGTAGAATATTCAAAAGTTCGTATCCGATAACTGACGCTTTCACATTCTTCGTAATGAGATTCCAAATTTACACTCGGGTATTTACAACAAAATACACAATATTTGCATTGCATTTTTGTAAGTACTGGGAAGAAAATGGAATTCATTTTTGTTCTTAGGATGTGAAAAATTTTGTGTGACTCATTACTCACACTGACTGTTTTGAGTGTTTTTACCCTTGATTTTCCTCGGGTTGAAAATCGTAAAATTTACGATTTTTATGGTTTTTGAGAGAATTGGCATTCCACTGTTCAAACTATTTTCTCCTACAACTAGTCACATTTCATATATTTCAATAAAACTATTGTTAATCTAATTATTCCTTGGGAGAAATAACAAGTAAACTGAAAAGTGTATGTTTTGTAAACTAAACTTATTAAAAGGTCTTGACAAATTATCCCGAGTGGTAAACCTACCTCTCAATACCATGCAAGCATGGGTAATTTCCAAGTATTTACGGCTTTTTATTTTTCCATTCGAGCATTCTTGCAGTCTAAAAATACCGTGCAATGGCACCTAAGGCTTTGTTTGGTAGAGATAAAAAAGACGTTCAATCGCAGAAGCCGTCCATAGTTCCTGAAGGCTTTATTGGGGGAGTTTTCTACACTCGTGTGTCAACAACAAAACAAGAAGACAAAGGTAATGGTATTGAAGCTCAAAAAGAAGCTATTCTTAAGTTTGCTAAGGACAACAAAATCTTTCAGATTGGGGAGTTCATGGACGAGACAATTTCTGGAGGTAATAAACTTCAAGATCGTCCTATTCTGAAAGAAGCAATCAAAATTGCTAAAGACCATAAGGCCTATGTTGTCACGTCTAAGTTGGATCGATTGTCAAGAAATGCTGCCTTGGTAGCAAACATGCTTGAAGAAGGTTTTTTATTTGTGACTGTAGAACATGGTTTCAAAGCAGATCCCCTTGTGATTCGTATCATTGCGGCCGTTGCACAGAAGGAAAGAGAACTTATTTCAGAACGGACTCGTGCTGGAATGGCTCAAGTCAAGAAACGATACGATATGGAATACGAACGTGATTTGAGAGAGCTTGGCCCCGACAAGGCTGTCAAGAAGCGACTGGGTATCCCTAGTGAAGCCATCAACAGGGAAGGTTCCAAGCATATTTCTCATGTTCGTCGTCGTGAAGCTCTCGAAGATGCACAGAAATGTTGGGGAGAATATATTAACCCAGTCATTCATGAACTGGAAGAAGAAATGGACAAGCGCCCCACGCGAGCCGAAGTTGCAGAACGAATGAATGCGAAGGGATTTAAGAACAAGAATGGCCGTGAATGGACGACTAGTATCTTGTATCATATGATTTCGAAATTGAAACGTGTTCCTGGATTCAAGGAGTTTGAAGACCGGAAGTATGAAAGCGACACGGACAGTGACACTGAAAGTGGAGCCGAACGAAGTGAAGGAGCCGAAGGCGACAGGAAAGGTGAAGCCAAGGGTGATGGAATCGATCGTTCAGGATAACAACAAGGACGTCTGCGGAGCGAAGCCAATCTTAAAATTGAATTGCAAACTATTAGTTTGTAAAACCAAAAATGCAATACTGTCTTACTGATATAGTAACAGGCGAGAATATTGTCTGTGGAAAAAGTAAGTCACTTGCATTTTCTGAATGTAAACAATATACCATTGAATGTAAATGTAGAATTTTAAGTGTTCATTATGCACCATACTTACACAAGGAAGTGATAATAAAATGTCAACTTTGTCATGAATTAGAATGGAAGAAACAAATCGCATTTGAAGAAATTCTTATGAAATATGGAAATGTAATTCTTCCTGAGCGTGTAAACATCGATGGCGATATTCTTTTTCTTCCTGACGGAAAGAAACTACAAATCAAGTATGCAAAACTTTACTTAGACCATCCTGGACTTGGTGGCGAACCGTTAAATTCTATGTTAGATCAAATAGAATCGTTAACTATTGTTGAATAAGAATGTGTTTGACTCCGAAGTAATCAATGATTACTTCTTGTTTGAAACAAACACAATAGAAAACAAAGATTCCAAAATGTCAGAAGTTATTGACAGATACCATCCACTCTCCATTCAAAATAAAGAGTATCCGTTCTACTATAGTGGAGGTGTTACCGAGACGATGAAGTTTAACAGTCCACTTCAACTCTTCGTTTATTTGAAAGCCAATTTCTTTGGTGATTTAGAAATAATTCCTAATATTTTTCAAGTAAACTCTTCTAAAGATTTACTTTACCTGAGTCACAAGATCAAAAACTTCTCAGAACCAGTGTGGAAACTTAACCGGAATAGAATTATGAAAGAAGCCGTGAAACAATGGGTCTTTCAGAACAATGCTTTGAAAGAATTGTTGATTCGAATAGTCTGTCGGATCCCTGATTCGGTTAAGTCTATTCAATATGCATCTGGAAACGATTCTTATTGGTCAATCTGTGGTAAGAATGCTTTGGGAAAGCTTTATAGTTTCTTGTACAATGACTTGATGAAAATATTAAGAACAAAGACAATGAATCCGAAAGCACTTTCATGGG